TGTGGCAGGGCGTCACCTACAATATTCGCGGCATTCGTGCCGAGGGTGGGCGCAAGTTGCATCTGGTGATCGAGGCAGAACGGGGCGTCAACTCGTGAAAATGACAATCACAGGAACGGCGGATGTCGCCAAGGTTCTGCGCGAGATTGCGCCGCGCGAAGGAATAAACCTAGTCCGCACAACGGTGCATGATATTGCGGGCCAGCTTGCAAAGTCAGGCAAGAAAAATGCGCCAAGCGATGAAGGCGGCCTGAAAAAAAGCATTAAACACAAACGCCAGCGCGGCAAGCCCGGTGTGGTTATAAGTTCGGTTGTAGTTGCTGAAGGTGTAACAAAGGTATTCCCGTTCTATTGGCGGTATTTGGAATATGGACAAGGGCCGGACGGCGTGGAGCACGCTTTCTTCTTGCGCGCATTGCAGGAAATGCGTCCAAATATGGATAATATTTATTTGCAGGCTTTTGTAAAAAAGCTTGAAGCGCGCCTGGCGCGGGAACGAAAAATGGCGGGCAAATAGATGGCTGCAGAATGGGAAACCCAAAAGGCGCTTTATACCGCAATATCAGCGCTTGGCCTGACCGTCTATGACGCAGCGCCGCAAGTTGCTGACGGCGGATCCGGCGCAAATTGGCCCTATGTTGAAGTTGGGGCTGTTGTCTTCGCTGAATGGGACACAAAGCCGGTAACAGGTTTTGATTTTGTGGCGCGCATTCATACGCGAAGCCGTAGCGGCGGGATGAAGGAGGCAAAGGATATTCAAGGGCAGATATATGACCGAATGCACCTTGGCGAATTGACGATAACTGGATATAATCTTGTTTTGTTGCGGCGGGAAAGCAGCGACTTGGCAAGAATGGCAGACGGAAGCTTTCACGGTATTTGCGAATATCGTGGTATGATCGAAAAAACACAAATAGCTGCCCACGGCCCCGCATTCGACAGCGGCTTTTCTTTAGCGTTTGGATAAACAATGCCCGATACAGTTAGAACAATTGAAGAAATAAAGGCGCTACTGGCCGACAATACAACTGGCCTGATTTCGCCACAGGATTTGCGCGATATGCTTGTGTCTTTGAACGATACGGGTTGGGGGCAATATTCTGACACGCAATACACATCAACCGCATTTTCTGTGGCGGCTAATGTTGATACGGCGTTGCCAAATAATAAAGGTGGCGTGATTGAGTCTTACAAGCCCGCTGACGTTACCACGTTTTATGATGGGTCTGTTATCACGGGAATGACCGGGGATTCCATGACGATCACCATAGATATGTCGGCCCTGCCAACAAGCGCAACGACAACACTTCTTGAAGTTTGGTTTGATATTGGCGGTTCTTTTGGTGAGTTATATCGCCGCCTAATTAGTTTTCCAAAAGGAAATGGTATCGTTAGGCCGATCAATTTCACTGTCGGCGTTTACTCCCTTGACACTTGGGCCGCTAATGGTGCGTCTGTATTTTGTCGCGCCAATGGCCCGGTTGATCTTTCAAACATTCGCTACGTTATCACACGCACTCATCGCGGCGGGCGTAGCGCATAATACCCGGATGCGGGTTGCCTTTACCCGGCCTTGGGCAAGCCGTTTCAATATATGGAGCCTTTGAAATGGCTAAAATTGCAGGCAGAAAATTCACGCTTTGGGATACATCCGGCACGGCGGCACTTGTCGCTGGAGGGCGAGAACACGGCATTTCCATTAACGGCGAATTGATGGACGTTACAGACAAAGGGTCAAGCGGTTGGCGCGAATTGCTTGATGATATCGGCGTTCGTTCGGTTGATGTTTCGGTGTCAGGGCTTGTCGATACCGGCGCAATGATTGCAAAGGCAATGGGTCCTACGACTGCTTTGATTAGCGCTTATGAATTGCGCGTCGAAGGGCTTGGCATTTTTGCTGGCGATTGGGCAATTGAGGGCTTGGAACTTACAAGCCCGCATGATGGCCCTGCTGAACAGAATTTCACCGTCAAATCGAGCGGCGAAATCACATGGACGCCTGCATAATGGCAAACATCAAGATTTCCTTCAAAGGCAAAGATTACAGCATTTCAGACAGCAGCGCTTTTGAAGCGGGCGCGGCTGTTGAGGATGTTGTGACCTTTGCCGAAATGGCATCATGGGGCGCAAAGCCTAAATTTTTCACGCTCGCCCGTGCTATCGGCGCGCTGTTGCGGTTTGCTGGCGCTAAGGTGTCTGACCGCGAGGTTAAGGCCGAATTAGATAGGTCGCTTGCAAACATGGACGCAGAAGGAAACGGCGCTGAGTTCCTTATGGGCGCAATTGGTCAATTGCAAGCGATCCTGTTTGATGGTGCGCCCGATGATGACGGGGAAACACCGCCTCCGGGAAAAAAGACGGCTTCATCAAAAGCGCGTATCAAATCGCGGTAAAGGTGCTTGGGCTTGCGCCGTCCGAGTTCTGGAAGATGAAGCCTAAACATTTCTGGTGGCTTGTCGAAACCCTTGACGACAATAAGAGCAAGTCAAAATTGAGCGACAATGACAGGCGCGGGATTTTGGAAGCCTTTAACGGCAACCCCAAGGGGGACTTCTGGTGACTAAAACAGTTGGCGATATTGCAATCAACGTGACGGCTGATGTCGGCCCTCTAACTATGGCAATGAAGCAGGGCGCGGCTTCCGTTTCTGCCATGGAAAAGGCCAGCAAGAGCGCAGCGGCCAGGCTGAACAGGTTCGGTGATAGTGCGATAAGCATCGGTAAAAAGATGTCTATCGTTTCTGCTGGCATCACGGCGGCGGCAACGGCTGCATTTGCTCTTGCCAACAATGTTGCAACCGCTGGCGATAAGGTTGCCAAGACATCGCGGGCTATTGGGGTTTCATCCGAATATTATCAGGAAATGGCCTATGCAATCGGGCAGGTTTCGGACCTATCCGGCGAAGACCTTGATAAATCCTTGCAGCGGCTAACCCGGACTATCGGAGAGGGTGCGGAAGGGACAAAGACCGCGACCGAGGCACTTGGAAAGCTTGGGTTCACGCAAAGCCAAATTGCAAGCGGCACGATCACAACGCAGCAAGCGTTTGACGCCTATATATCAAAAATGGACGGCATCAAAGATCCGGCAATCGCTGCGGCTGTATCGACGGAATTGCTTGGCCGGTCTGGCGAACGCCTTGGCGCGCAGCTTTCGGGGCAATCCGGGGCCATTTCCGACCTGAAAAACCGCGCGCAAGAATTGGGCATTGTTTTGTCCAAAGATGCTTTGAACGCAAGCGAGAAGTTCGGGGACCAAACGGACGATCTAAAGCGCTCATTCGAGGCTTTGAAAATGAAGATCGGCGCGGAATTGCTGCCTATCTTTACCGAAAAGCTAATTCCTGCGCTGCAAGATCACGTTATTCCGGCACTAAAGCGGGTCGCGGAAGGTGTTGCCGATGCTGTAAAGTGGTTCACCGACCTGCCAGCACCAGTTCAGGAAGCCGCCGGGGCCTTTGCTTTGGCATTTGCCGTTGGTGGTCCTATCCTTATCGGTATCGGGATTGTGTCAAAAACCCTTGGCGCGCTTGTGGCTGCGTCCGGGCCTGTCGGCCTGTTCATCGCGGCGGCGGGGCTTGCCGTTACAGCCTGGCAGCTTTGGGGCGATGACATAAAAGCCGCCGTTGGCGCTGCAATCGAGTTTGTCACATCAAAATTTGATGCGCTAATGACTAAAATTCAGTTTGTGATTGATAAAGCCGTCACGCTTAAGACCGCATTAACCGAGGCTCTTGGGTTTGGTGAACGCGACATTAATGGCGGGATTGGTGATATGGGCGCTGGGCAGGCAGGCGCTAATATCGCAAGCGGCTTAGTCAACGGCATTGGCGTGGGGCTTGAGGAGAATAACGAGCAGCTTCGGTCCTATTTGAACGGCGTCACAAATACAGCCAGAGAAGAATTTGGCATTCAATCTCCATCGCGCGTTTTTGCGGAAATTGGCGACTATATCGGGCAAGGCTTGGCGCAGGGCATTGCGTCCAGTCAAGAAATGGTCAGGCAAGCAACATCTGTCTTGGGTGGCCAAGCTGTATCAGGCGCGCAAGATACGGCGCAGGGCGTCTTGTCATCTATGACAACGATGTTTCAGGGATCAAAGAAGATTGCGGCGGCGATGGCCCTTACAAACTCATGGCTTGCCTTCACCGAGGTTCTAAAAGACCCCTCATTTATCGGCAGGCCGTGGGCAAGGATTGGCGCTGCATTCGCGGCATTGGCACCGGGCCTAAACGCCGTTAAAAATATCAAATCAGCCACAATTGGCGGCGGCGTTGGCGGTTCTGCGGGCGGCGGCGGTGGTGGCGGGCAGGCATCCGCCCCCCCTCCTCCTCCACCGCAACAACGGTCGCTGACC